ATGAATACTGAGTTAACTTTCCGTAGTCATACTTTCACACCAGCTATCCGCGACAACAAATTCTGGTTAACGTCTTCCCAGATTGCAGAAGCTCTCGAATACTCAAGCACTAAATCCATAACCAACCTTTACAACCAAAATGAAGACGAATTCACATCAGAAATGACTCAGGTCACTGAATCAGTGACCTCAAGAAATTATCGCAAAAAGGTCCGAATCTTCTCCCTTCGCGGAGCCCACCTGATCGCCATGTTCGCCAGAACACCTATCGCAAAAGAATTTCGCAGATGGGTATTAGACGTTCTTGATAAAGAAATTGAGGAGGTAACTCCGCAGTTAAGCCAGACATCCTCTCGACAAAGTTACGCGGTTATCACCTACTTCGAAAACGGCCTGCCCGTGGCCTGCCACCCTCTTATGCCAGGCGAAGTGATTATGAACCCAGATTCATGCATAGAACATGTGATCCGTTCTGGCTATGTGGTTATGCCGTGCGATGAAGCAGAAAAATTTACTCTCGGGCAGATACAGGAAATGATCGCCATAGCGCGGCGGGCGCGTGATCGCTGGATGTTGCCTTAACGTCATCGGGCAGCCCGCTATTGCACATGGCGAGGCTGCTCAGTTAGTATTAAAGAGTATATTTTTTCGCTCAAAATATCTCAATTTGAGAATTTGACAGGACGTAGATAAAATGAATGGAAATAATAACAAGATACTGAACTCAATACAGATCTTGCGTGGGTTGGCTGCTTTGTCAGTAGTTCTTTACCATTACAGTTTTCGTCTCGTTCCTGATGGAGGAGATATATCTAGAAGAGCATTTTCCTGGGGTGGAATTGGAGTAGATCTATTTTTTGTAATTAGTGGCTTTATTATGATCCTAGTTACAAGACACTATAAACCGGGAGCCGAGAGCAGTAAGAGATTTATTGTTAACAGATTAACAAGAGTATTGCCAGTTTATTACGTAATATTATTTTTCGCTTTCGTAATGGGTGGAGCGATGAGTACATTCCATTATAGCGAAAAAACAATAAATCTAATCAGTGCACTGACCTTCTTACCCTATGTGCACGAAACCGCACCGATGTATATACAAAGCAATGGCATGTTCAATATCAGATGGACTCTAAGCTTTGAATTGTATTTTTATTTTATTTTTTCAATGTGTCTTTTATATAAAAACAAGTTACTGCCTCTATGCCTATGGTTTTTAGCTCCGGTTGTACTATGCCCGTTAATAACAGGCAACTTTACATTGCAGTCCAGAGGATATAATTTTAATAACGTTTATTTAGAGTTCCTAACAAACCCGATAATCCTTGAATTCGGGTTTGGAGTAGTGGCTGGACTATTATACATGCGCCTGAAAAAATTAAATATTCAGACTAACCCTACAATTCTGTTAATTATCATCGCAGCAATAGTCTTTGCCATCAATCAAAAGATATTGACAATGTATAGCTTACTAACAGGCATTTCATTTTCGCTTTTGGTTCTATCATTAAGTCTAAGTGAACATTTACTTAAAAGCATGCCTTTTAAAGTACTGGCTCATCTTGGAAATATATCTTTCTCTCTGTATTTATTACATAGCCCGCTCGGAAGTTTTGCCTCGAAAAAAGTCGAGAAGTTTAGTCCTGGTTTAATGCATAGTCCCTTAGGTGTAACAATCATGGTGTTTGCAGCGATCCTTGCCGCACATTTCTCTCACAAGTACTTAGAGATTAAACTATCTAGGTTTATTAAAAGCAAAATTGAATCAAGACTTTTTAATAAAGCAGCGCTAACAAAATAATCACAAGGGTGTTAAAGGCCAGTCGATAAGTTCTGGCCTTGATGTGTCAACCCTGCTCAGAAGGACCTGATATTTTTTCCACTCATTCAATAATTGGGTTTCTGCTGCAGTTTCCATACCTAGCTCAACTGCATACAACAATGGTGCCATTATTACATTTGATTGTTGTAAGAGCTCATTTTTCTTGTTCTTTGCGATTATGATTTTTTCGTCCGCAGTAGGCGGCGAGGGTTGCTTTAATACTGGCAATCCTTGTTCGTTCGGTAAAATGCTTAATCCTTTACCTTGTCCCTCCATTAAGCGTTGATAGTATTCAAATGTGATCTGTAAGGCATCATCAGGCCATGAATTTGTCTTGACATACTCTTGTCTTAATGAACCTGGGTAAAACGCATTGTTTTGCGCACTGTAATAGTATATTTCATTCATTTTAATAACCTATCGCTATCCATGTATATGTTGGATTTGAAGCATCACCCCAAATTGTTAAAGATGTCGTCGTTGCCATTCCCGAAAATGCCTTTCTTCCGTTACCCCGATCAGTAATTTGGGTTGACACACACATACTCGGAAAGGCGATTGGTAAAGAAAATGCCGTATTCAATACAGAGCCAGTACCCCATTGAACGATAATTCCTGTATTAGTGTCTTTATACCAGCCGTTTGCAGCTTTTGATGCAGTGTTGATTTTTTGGAAGCGGCCATCACTTTCAGCTTTAGTATACGCCTGCCCTGCTGGAGTATAGTTACCCTTAGGCTGATATCTGGCATCAAAGTTCGAATAGTTCCCGGGAATAATCTGCTCTTTCATCTGCAGACGTCCGAGACGAACATCCACAAACCCCATAACGCCAAGCTCACCACTGCTGGGATAAGTGCTGTAAAAACCAATGCCATACCAGCTTTTTAGCAGCAGATTCGCGTTATCAAACGATGCCGCATCAGCCCCGTAACCAATGTTGGCAAACTGCTCAGAGTTAGCTAATTTCAGCCCCTCAGCAAAATAGGCCTGCTGGTTAAACTGCACAGGCTTCTGAAAAGTTCCCCCCTGTGTCGCTGATACAGCGTCAACATCCGAAGCTGAGGGCTTGTTCTGTTCTGAATAAAACTGCGTCCACAATGACGACTTGTTTGCTGTATTCACCAGCCCGACATAGGTCTGAGGTGTGCTACGCAGCGTTACCCAATACTGCCCGGTATAAACGTTGTCGACCTCGACAGAAAATCGGGTATTACCTGAATTGGCAGGCATACCCTCAGTGGCAGAACTCCCTGCACCTGCTCCCAGAGCCGTATATTTACCCGTGCAGACGATGTCAAAAATGGAATTAAGCAATTTCAGACCTGAAGAAGTACCCAGGCCGTAGTCGCCCACCTTCAGGACCCGTTCTGCCGTTATGTCGTAGTTTGAGGTAGTGACATCTTTCATCGCTGCAGTTTTAAGATCAAGCGCAGCGCGGGCTTTTGCTTTGTCGGCAACGTCGGTCAGGTTATTGTCTTTCAGCAAACGCTTTTCTGCATTGTCATTCGCCGATTTTGCCGCTTTGTTTGCTTTATCAGCCAGGTCGTATGCTGCCTTAACGGCGTTCGGCGTGGCCGCCAGAGACTCAGAGATGCTGTTCGTTTCACTGCTGAGCTGGACAAGCCCTTTAGCGGTGGTTGAAGCATCGACTACGCCAATGGCTTCACGTGTGCTTTTTTGTGCAGCCTGCCCTTTCGCCGCGATTTCAGACAGATTTTTATCAATGCGAAGGAACAAGCCATCGCCGGTTGCCACCTTAAGCTCAATGTTTGCCGTCTCGGATACCGCAAGACGATATTGCAGGTTCACGCTGATACCGTTTTCCGGCTTCTCAATCGCGGCGCTGTTCGCAACCGAGTAAAGCTCCCCGGTATCGGTCAGAAGACCAACTTCCCTGACGACAAACCCGCCAATACCGACCGGCAGCACCAGCTGGGCGATGAACTGGTTTGCCTGGTCGGGCGATACCTGCAGTGCAGAGATAGCGTTGCGATAAACCTCCCGAGCCAGTTTCGTCTGAGCCGGATCCGGCTTAACCGACTGGCCGTTCCCGTCTCCCACAACAAAATCTTTAATAATGACGGGCTTTCCGGTTGCAGAAGACTGCGCCTCCAGCGCCTTTCCCCTGTTTGTCAGAATGCTGTAATACTTCTCAGCCATGGCTAAGCTCCTGCCTCAATAACAATATCAATCCAGGCGGTGACAGCACCGCCGGTGTAATAGGTTCCCTTCGCGCCCAGGTCGGCGATAACGTCGATGGTGGTCAGCAGGCTGCGGAGATTTTTGGCTTTATCAACCTGGCGACGAATTCGCTGGTACAGCGCCTCATCGACGGCCTGCAGGCTGTAGACCTCCACGCGAAAGGTATAAGGGTCTTTGCGCGGCTCATCCTCCCACCATTCCACGACGGTCGTCGGCAGGCTGACGGCGCTCAGCGAACGCCTGACGGCGCCAGCCGTTCCACGATGCTGGTGAACATAGGCGGCATCCTTGATCACCTGCCGCTTCTCCGCTTCGGTCCAGGCCTCTTCCCAGGAGTCCACTGCAAATTCCCAGGCAAGCCACGGGAGGAGATGTGCCGGACAGTTGTCAGGATCCTTTGCCTTACGAACCATGTCCGTATCGAGCGCGGCTATCTGCTCAGTACCGGCCTGCTCCTGTGCCCGTTCGGGATGGATGGCAGATACGGGCAGAAGGGAGCGAAATTTATCCACTGATGCCTCCTTTGCGCGTGACCTTTATTGCGCTGCACCACGGGGCCTGGCCGGCCGCCGCCTCCAGATCTGCCGTCGGGCCGATCAACCTGACCCTGGACACGCCTGGCTGCTGCAGGGACGCGTAAATCGCAGAAAGCGGTACGATGGCGTTAATCCGATGGGATAGCTGGGTATAGTTCGTCAGCGTGCTGATGGCATTCTCCAGCACCGTCTGCGCATCAGGCCCGTCGGGAATATCAAGTTCAGCCGTGACGCTATAACTGACAACGGTGGCGCTCTGCACGCTGACAAAATCAGTGAGCGGTCTGACCTCATCTGCACTCAGGGTGTTCATCACGGTTTCAATGAGGCTGCTCCCGGCCTCTCCATTACCGGTCCGCGAGAGTACGTACACGTCCACCTCACCGGGCCGGCTATGGGTTTCCGGACCGTAGGCATCGGCGTCAAGCACATCGTTATCGGCAGATTTGGCATGAAAGCGGTACGCGTTGCGCGCCCCGGCAGTATTCAGCTGCGCCCACGAAAGCTGGATGCGCTCGCGGAAAGCGTCATCATCTTCATATTCCGGATCAACGGGCGGCACGGCATCCGGGTCGCCGGGATTAATGATCAGGCGGGACACGTTGAACGCAGCGCCCAGCTGGTCAAGGTCGGCTCCTCTGGCGCTGGCGAGGAAGACTGCCCTGACCGCGTCGTTTACGCGCTGGAAAGCGAGAGTCAGCTGGTAGGCATTTATTTCGCCCTGCTTGTACGTCGGGTCAGACTCCACAAGCGCGTCGAATTCAGGATCCAGCTCGCGCAGGCGCGCCAGCCAGCGGGTAAAAATGTCGGCGGCGTCCGGTACCACAATCGCGTCCGGTACCGCCAGCGCGGACAGGTTAATTACGTCATAACTACTTGCCATAGATCTGTATGCCTCCGGTGCTGACGGGAAGTTTATTCTCTTTGTTGACCCCTTCGACATCGACAACGCATCCCGTGTCATCAGCAGGGAAAGTGACCATCACTCGCGTGACGCGCAGCCGTGGCTCCCAGCGCGACAGCGCAGAGGCCGTGGCCGCGACAATCCGCAGGCGGGTAAGATCGTCACGAGGGTTATCCACCAGCGAAAACAGGTCACTGCCGTAATCGCGCACCAGCACGCGGCTGCCCAGCGGCGTCGAGAGGATATCGCTGACGGACTGGCGCAAATGATCGCTGCCGGACAGGCGTTTACCGGTCCGGCTGTTTACACCGTTCATATATTTTTTCCGTATGAGAAACGCCGGAAGGCGGGGTTAACCGAAATAGTCCGGACCGGTTTTATCCTTGCTGCCGGATTTTTTTGAGGATTTTGCAGGCTTGCGAATATCAACCACCAGGTTGTACGTGTAGCTGAATCCGGCAGGCGTCATGGAATACACCAGCGATTCCACCACCCAGGCACGATCTTCCCGCTCGCCAAAGCCCGACGTGGACACGCCGGATTCTGCCGTAAGCGGCACATGTTTCGGACGGCACGGTCCCGTCACCGTCATTTTCTGCTCATTGCGCCGGGCCTGCGTTTTTTTCGACCTGGCCTGCTGGTCAGCAGTGGCCTTTGCGGGCTGGGTATAGGGATTTGCCATTGAGGGGCCGTCATGGTCAACCGTGGTGGTTTTGGTTTTGCCGTCCACCTCATCGTAATAGCGTACGCCGATTTTTCCCGATGACCTGCCGCTGCCGCCGGTCGCTTTCCCCGTCGAACTCCCTCGTTCCCCCTCACTGTATGACCAGTTTGATACGTCCTCCGGGGTAATAACCAGCTCCCCGGTCCGTTCACCTGAAGCATCAGCCGTGGCACCCTGGCGGAGAAAAAGCCAGTATCCGCCGGACGGTTTGCTCACCGCATTCCACGTTCGGGCAAGGCGGGTCAGCAAATTGGCGTCGGACTCTGCCACCTGATCGACGTGGTCAATATGGATATCAGCGAGTTCTGCGGCGACTTTCGGTACCAGGCCATTTTCGGTGGCCACCGTCTTGACCAGATCGGCCAGACGCAGATTATCCCAGCTTCGGGTCTTCTGGCTCAGCACATCCCCGGGCTGTTTCTGCGCATTCATGGGGGCTGCCGTGGCATAAATTTCAATACGCCGGGGCGG